CTCAGATTTAATATTGATAGGATGAACTTCCCACCCATCACGTGCCCATTGTATTAACGTGCATAGTATATCTAGGTAGTTCATAAAAACTCCTGTGACATATGTCCTATTATCAGTACTGCAATAGTAAATATTTGAATAACAAATAGTTCCATGATTGCCTCTCAATAGTAATATTTGGATGATTTGCTGTTACGATACTCAGCAATAACTTCGGCCCAAGTGATTAGACCTTCATAAAATGTGTCAATAATTTTTTTCATAAAAATCTCCAATCTGATTGTTTGCGATGGAACTCGTAAGTCAATCGCTCTATGTCACCTGCGTCTTGTGGATTTCGGCCGACTATGTATTTTTCTAATTCTGTTCCGTAGGAATCTGCTGATGAGAAACCTAGGAACGCAATTAACATTCCTAGAATTTTCTTCATTACTTAGCCTTAGCTTTTTTAGTATTGAAAGCAGGAACCATTGCTTTGAACTGGTCGCCCATTTCTGTATAGAAATCTTTGCTTGTGAAAATCAAACCCAAAGCCATCATTGATTGCATTCCTGCATCTGCGGCTGATTTAGTGTATTTTGCTTGTGCATCAACGAAACCGTTTAATGCATTTTTGATGCCTTCGTGTTGAACTGTTTGTTCTACGAATTTCTTTTTAAAGTCTGAAACGCCATCGATAAAGGCGTAAGTTGCTGTGTTAAACATTTTATATCTCCTATGTGTGTGTTTAAAATTTGAGTTTTTATGAAGAACTCGTAACTTCACAAGTATTTATCACCTGTAGAGAGATTATAACATAACTTCTCTATATTTTTGTAGAGCTTGGTCTCTAATCTGTTCTAACCTTTTATTAATATGATCGGGTAATTCCGTATCATCATCCCAAAGATTAGAACTGACTAGCCTAGGACGACTATAGCCACGATGTAAATCTATATCAGATACATCGGGGCCGTAGTCATCATCTACTTCACTTAGCTGGTTTGGCTTCTGGCTTAGCAGGTGTTGCTGGAGCCGCTTCTGTCTTGGCAGGGGCACTTTTAGTGTCTGCTTTTTTGTCTTCCTTTTTCTTGGCTAACTTCATGTCTGTCTTAGGTGCTTCTGCCTTAGCAGGTGCAGCCGGCGCAGTAGCTGCCGGAGCAGGAGCTGTAGTTGCTTTAGCTGGCTCAGCGGCCATTGCTGTTGCTACTGATAGTGTAGCGATTAGGGCGATTGCTAATGTTTTCATTTTAAGTTTCCTTTATGTTAATGAAGTAGATTTTAGCGTCTACATATATATAACGCGGTAGCTATGTATTCCGTTGACATAAATACATATTATGTTATATATATCTTACCAGGGTATCTTTGATAGTCAAAACTTTGAAGATGCTAATACCCCGAAGCAAATTGGAAAAGCGTTTAACGCTGGATATTCCTGTATGGTAGATGCTTGGAGAGTAGACGGGCAACTATATTTAGGTTCTTTTGCGCCTACTACCCCTGTAACTGACAAATATTTACAGGGTGTTCGTTTTTGGATCAATGCTAGAAACACGGATTTGCAAAATTGGTTAACTACACAACCAAGTAAATTATATCCAAATTACTTCTGGTTCCCCAATGACATGGAGAGCACTCCGGTTACAACTAGTAGTGGTAAACTAATTACCCCCGGTACTGTTGCTATTAATAACACTAGTATTGTATTCTTACCCGAGATAGACGACCGTAGTATGTTCAGCACAGTACATTTAAAATGCTACGGAGTATGTAGCACTTATCTAAATCTTATCAAACGTATGCGTAATGAGGGTATGTGGTATTAACCACCGCGTCCTGATCTACGAACAACTGTCGCACCACCATTACCCTTACTTGGTTTAGGTCCTTGACTTTTAGGAGCCTTACCAAAGCCAGGATTCTTGCTATCTTTTTTAGCGGCATTAGCCATGTTGATAAATGGATTTTTACTTTTCTTTTCTTCTGTCATTTTCTTGCCTTTACTGATTCTAAGTAACTATGTATATCACCATATAGTTGTACCATCATGGCAATCTTACTGTCGTACAATCTTATGTATGCCTCTTTTTCTTTTAATTCGTTTTTATTGACACCAAAATAGTATGGGCATTTAATTTTCTTACTACAATCAAGCATAAACTTATGCCAATTGTCCTGAGTAATTTTTAATGGTAGATTGTAGAATTCTATTTGGGCATGTCGAAAACTTAAATCACCCATAGCAGATAATCGTAGACCCTCACTGGATCTAGTAAACCACCATTCGTTTATTGTTTTTTCAATTGGTTCATTATTAGGCGGTAACTGTTTAAGTACAGCCTCTGTGATAATATATTTCTTTGACCTGTTATCACTCATCGGGGTACACAGTAGTACCATTATTCATAAACACGACAGTAAATTTATCACTTTTAAATTGTGTGTTTAATTTTCTACACAAGTTTCTTGCATGACCAGGATTACTGAAACTGGTCTTCTTGTATTTAGGTGTTGCTTCATTATCTAAGTAATGTTGACTCTTTAGATTGATAGGTTGTCCATCATAAAATACTGCCCAAATACCACTTGCTTCAACGATCTGGTCGCACTTGTATGTTACTTTGTCTACTAGTTCTAGTAAGACTTTTGGTTGTGTTCTGCTCATTTAAATGTTCCTCCGGTTACTTGAACTTGAATTACCTCATCCGGGGAATCCTTTTTCATCTCATAGTGGTCTGCTAGTAGTTTAGCTAATTCATCACGCAGGCCTCTAGCGTCAGATACTGGAATAACCACATCCTTACCTTGTCGCCCTTCAATTAACGATACTCTCTCAATAAACCGCTTAATTTGAATCATTAGATATTTATCAACTCTTTTGCTTCATCTTCAGTTTTAAATGGGCCTACATACTCATAACGCTGAATAAAGATGTATTTAGGGCAAAATTCTACTGTAGGTTCGCTTCCCTGACTAACAATATACCATCCTGCGGCATAATAACACTTGCTTTTAGGTGTTTTAGTGAATAGATGAATCTTGCGTTTAATGTCTAATATTGAATTATAGACCTTTTTAGTCGTTGGATATTCACTAAAAGGTACTTCTACTTTAGTTTTTTCTTTCTTAACACGCTGGAACTCAATTTTAGTTTGCTTTTCAATAGCACTTGTATTTTTAAAATGAGTCTTATTACCGTTAAGTTTAACTTCAAAGCCGGAACCGTCTGCTAATACATTACCGACTTTTTCGTTTCCGTCTGTTACTATCCAGAACTGGTTCTTTACTACTGGTTTTGCGATTAGTGTTTTTGTCATGTGTTTCCTCTATGATTGATACCAATTTTGATATCTTTTTAAACTCTTTGTGTCTTGCTATTATAACAGTATATATTACCTTTTCATAGCATATTGGTAAATCTAAATGAATGCTAAGTTGTGGTCCAACCAATTCACTTATTACTGTGTCGTTTCCTACTGTACCAACAAATGGAATATTATTCCAATACCCAAAGATGCGATCACCAATTTCATATTTGGCTTTGTACCTGTGTTGGGCAAAGTATTCTGCTAAATTCATATCAATCTTTCAATTCTCTACTAGGGAAAAAGTATTTTGTTGTATGATATAGTAAATCAAAATTATACCACTTATCTCCCCCGTAATTTGGATTGCTAGGATCTACGTGATGATTGTGATGCAAATACTCACCGGGAAAAAATGTAAAATTAGTCCACCAGGCTAAATTGTTAGGCTTGTTACCTGCATGTGCTATATAATTAAAAACCGATGACATAATGATATCAGCTAAATTTAATAGTGCAAAACTTAATAAAAATATTTGAGGGAATAATAAAGCCACTACTATTAAATTTATAATGTGTAACTTCCAATAATGTTCATTTACAAACATAACAGATTTGTTACGGTATATGTCTCTTAATGGGATGCTTACTGTAATGGGATTGAATCTACCTAAGATACCATTCCACAATCCTATTGTAGGTGGATGCGGGTCTTTATCAGTATCAGAATATTTGTGGTGAGTTCTATGTGCAATTACGTAGTTTAAAGGTTTTGCCGCACTGCTAATAATCATAAAATAAAGAAGAACTATTTTTCCAATTGGTCCGGGTTCAATAGCTTTATGTGCTAACCATCGATGATATCCCATACCGGCAATTCGAGCCATAATTAAAAATATCCAAAACCATATAAATGCATTAATTATTGTACCACCGTTTTGAAAATACAACAAAAGGCCTATTGGGCCAGTAATACAATAAAAGTAAAATTTATATTCTTGTTGTTTTTGTACAGGTATCATAATTGAAATTTCTTTAAGTATTCTTTTGCCAATGCATATTCTTCTACTACTGGTTCATCCAACATCTTGCGATATTCTGTTAATATTTCTAAAGCATATAGTTTATCATCATCCGTTAATGACATATACCAAATATATAGTTCACCGGGAGATTTATTTAGAATATATTGAATATTATTATAATCTCTATTCATGTTGTTCCTTTGTTAGTTCGCATACAAGTAAAAAATGGTCGTATGCTTTTTTAACCGATGGATTTGACATTAATTTTTCAGCTTCGTCTTGAATAGCTTTAACACCAGCTTCGGCACACTCACGGGCACTGGGCCATTCTAGTTGTCTAGCATCTGGTCCAAACTCTTTTACTAACTTATCCCATGCTTTCTTTTGCCCGGGCGTCAATGGAGTTTGTCTACATTTGTAGTTCCGACGTATCTCTGTCGCTTCCATTATACTTTTAGAGATAGCATCTTCCGCCACACGACCAGCGGCAATCATGGGAGCATATGCAGGTTGAATATTAAATCTGCGTGAGGTACCACCGGGGTAGCACATAACCAAGTGATTACCTTTAGTAAAGCTATCTAAAAAATCATTGTCGTATTCAGCAACAGGAACATACTTGCGTCCAATTTTTTCGTAATAAATCTTTTTCATTTCTCTAATACTTCCCAAACATAATCTGATTCTTTGATATATGCGACAGGCTTGAGCCAACCGTGATTGATACATTCCTGAATCAAACTTGCATAGTTGTCGGGACAACGTTGACTAATTTTAAAGGCAGCACGTGGCACTAGTTTGATTCCATCAGTCATTGTAAAGTCCGGGTCATCGTGTTTGATTTCCCTAAAAGTTGTACCAGTGGTAGTGAAAGTCATTCTTGTTTCCCCTCTGTATAATCTACTGGTTTATTGGGGATATTTTCTGTATCACCGTCATTAGCAAACACAAACCCCATACCCAACATTGTTTCCATCTCAGCAGGTGTACATTGAGGCCGGAATACAAACAGTCGCAAAGTAAGATTATCTCGACTGTAGTAAATCCTATACTTAACTTGTTCCACACCCAAAGTCTCGGACAGTTCTTGCAATGTAAAACTTTCGGGCCAGTCATCGTCCACACTATCACGGGTTTTTTCAAAGTAGAAATCCTGCATACGCTGTATGGCCGCTGCCTTGTTGTCCTCTAGCGTTTGCTTGCACCATGCAATCTTGCGGTCCAGCATTTCTACAGTGATTTCATTAGTCATTCTTCAACCCCGAAATGTTTCTTAGTTTTATCTATCAACTTATGAAAATGTATAATCTTACCTTCGTGCCAATCACGATCACGATCATTAAACGATTGTTCTTTATATCCTTTAACCAATTTAATCTCATGCTCAAGAATACCGATGAATTCAGTTGTCATCAACTCGGCGAACCGTTGATATTCGTTATGACCTACTGGCCATCCTGTTAGCAATCTAGCCTCTGTAGCAAGTTCTTTAATTCGTTCGTTCATATAATACTCAACCAAAATATAAAAAGTGCTATCCACGGATGACCAGTCATAGCAACAAACAATGCTAATATGGTTCCGTAGAATAGTTTGTCTGTCATCGTTTCAACTCGTCAATAACCAATCGTTTTGCACGTGCATCCAATTGTTTACGTTCTAATTCATACATTTCAGGTGCCATCAACTCAAGCCATTCAATTAATGCTTCTTTCCCACTGTCAGTTAAATGACAGTAATCTTTACCAATAGGACTATGGTAATACATATCCTTATCTTTTAATATCTCAAAGAGACCGGCATAGATTTGTTTATGCAGTATATGATTCATGTAACGTGCCTTTGTATGGGCTATTAAGCCACTTAGCATAAGTCTCGGCTTGTTCAGAAATTTTAGTAAGTTCATATTTTCCACAGAATTTCATAAAGTGAATGCCAACTTGAGGTGTAGTTGTTGTACGTACACCTTCAATAATACTTGTATCAACCTTGTCTTTGATATCTTGCGGTTGTGCAGTCAAATCAATTAGTATACGATTCCGTTCATAACATTCACGCACACGTTGTTCTTCACCATTATGGTCAGTCCAACGTTGCAACATGATGTTATTCCAATCAAATCCTTGCTTAGTTCTATCGGCATATGCCTCAATCAATCCTACTTTGTTTTTGCTACCTTTCTCACGCACACCGGGATAAGCACTGAATACGTTGTCAGTACCATCACCCCGCATACATTTTTTAAATAGCAAATACTGAGGATCCTCAAGCAGTTTGGGTTCTTTAGTTTTCTTGTCTAGTACTGGCTTACCGTTTTCTTTAAAATATCCCTCAAGTGTAATCAATTCGTTAGACACACCATTATACTGTTTAACTTTGGGTGTAATCAATTGAACGTAGTCGCTATCGCTACTAATGATGAAATGTTCATCATCAGGATGCAAGTGAATGAAACGTGCAATTAAGTCATCAGCCTCAGCTTCGGCATGACGCAATACGCTAACATTAGTTTTCTCACGTAGAAAAGTTGTGAACTTCTCATACGTATCCCAAAACATTTCGTTTTCTTCTTTTTCTGCTTCTGTTTGTGATAGTGCATCAACAATGCGATTTTTCTTATATGGCTCATAGAAGCTCTTACGCCAGCTACGACCTTCTAAGCAAAATACAACGTGGTCAATACCAAACTTGCGAACGATTTGATTAGTACTTGCCAACGTTAAGTGAAGGGCCATGCCGATCTTTTCCCATGTTTCACTGTTACGTGATGCAATGTGACGGGCACGGAAGAATGTGTTAGCTGTGTCAATGAGTGCGTATTTCATGTGTCTATTATATACTACTATTTAGATTTTGTCAAAGGTGTAGTTGCCCGTTTAACGGGCAACTTCGCAACTATTTACGTTTCCTGCCAACCTTCACTTCCTCTAGAAAGTAATCAGGATTTGAATTGATGTTGTCAAACAAGTTAGGATGATTGATTGTATAAGGAAGGAACTTTGATTTAACCTTTCTGATTGTATCATATGGGTTATTAACAATTCTATCCGCAACCATGTCTTCCAAATCTTTCAAGTTAATACCCCATTTAGGATCTAACCATTCAAGTTTTTCGTTACTGAGTTCCAATCTATATTCAGACCATTGCTTTTTGACATATCGTTCTAATGCTTTAATTTGATGAATATCACCATAGTAAAGATTAATGAACTGTTGAGCCGCCGCCGCATGATTAGAATATTCTAATAAACGGTCGACGGGTTGATCCCTGAGTGTGATACCATAGCCAAGCACAAGAGTTTGTGCTTGAACTATGTTATAGAACCACCCGTAATTAGATAGTGTAGTTTCCGACATTCTGACGAATATTCAAAGGAAGACTATCGTAAATGTCGTGACGAACACCAGGAGATGGTTCGTATGTGAACATACTTACGTCAGTGGGAACTAGATGACTACCACCCAATTTCTTGTACATCTTCAGTACCAGTGCTAAAGCACAGTTGAATGGGGGAGCCTTAGTATCCTTACCTTGAATCTTCATCCAAGTCTTGTACGTTTCAGTAGTGATACTACGCAACTCAGGGAAGTCAACAAAGAACGTTTTAACAATAGCATGAATATCGTTCATAAATGTGTCAAACGCTTTGCCCTTCATTGGAACGTTGCCATTCAACAAACCAATGTACAAGTTTCCATAGAAACCAAAAGCCGCTGAATCAACTTCGTTACCATGCCAGTACTTGTTGTTCATTGAAATGATGAACTTAAATTCATCCATGTCATCATCACTATAACTAGACAATGCTTTGATATGAGTTAATGTACCTGCACGACCTGCGTGTGCATGATTAGGTGCCATTGGAATAGTATCTTCACTTTCGCAATGACTTTGTTTCATTGCGGCAAGTTTGTACTTGTCGTTAGGACCATTGTCACCATACAAACGATAGCTACGCACGTGAACACGATGATAGTCAAA